GCGGCGGCGGCTGCGCCTGCCGAGAAACCGAACGCGAGGGTCGGCAAGTCGCCCACCGTCCGCGCAATCATGTAGGTCAGCGTCTCGGCGAGGTTGGGCTCCTCGGCGAGCACCACGTCGGGGGACTTCATCCGCTTCCCCAGCCCGCCGGTGGACGACTGCCACCCCGCCTGGACGTACTGCCAGAACGAATCAGCCTCCTCGGGCTCGATGGGGGCGAAGGCCGGATGCACCGGGGCAAACTCCCCTGGCTTCAGCTGGTGGGACTCAGGGGGAGACCAGGCGACCATTAGTCAACCCCGAGCGGCTTGCGATAGGGAGTCCCCTGGTACATGTAATACGCCCCTTCTGCGAGAGCTTCCAGCCCTTTATCGTCTGACAATTCAGGCAATCCCGCTACATCTTCTGCTGTAAGATTACCGAATTCTCCGCGCAGGTCAACCCCCAGCTCTGCGAACTTCGCGCGCATAATGGCGGTCATGCCGCGCTTCGCCGCTTCCTTCCAATTCATGACGTAGTTGGGGGAAGCAGGGTCGAGCAACTGGCGAGGGTCTTCGTCTTTTACACGCAGGTCGTCCACCTCCTCGTAGAATCGCTTCAGGAACCGCGCGTACAGTTCATCGCCGGCCGGGTCCGGGCTCCCGAGGGTGGACTTGCCGATGTGGCTCGCCACCGACTCAAGGTGAGGTTTCGCTAACCCCATGAAGGCGCGCCCCTTCGGGTCGGTATCCATGTCGAACGCTTCTTGAAGCCAGTCGTGGTCTACCCGAGACAAATCTCCGTCAATAAACGCGCCTGCTATAACAGCCGCGTCTTTCATTTTCCGCGCGGTGTTGTATGGGGCGGTGATGCGCTGATAGAGTTGCCGAACGACAGCCGGCTTCGACACGACGGGCTTGCGTTCATCGTCTCGTAACGCCTTGTCGAAGGCGTACAGGCTTTTCACTTGCTGGTCAGACAGGTCCACGTTGTGCTCCGCAGACTCGAGCGCCAGCTTGCGGCTCCCCTCATTCTCCGGGAACGCGAGCTGCCGAATTCCATCGCGATGGGCGAGGCGTCCGCGCTCGTTGCGCTTTTGCTGCTCCCACATCACGTCGGTTCGCTTCCGCTGCTCGAGCATGTGAATCCGGTCTTTCGCCTGCGCCACCATTGTCATACGTGTATCGGCGGACATGTCGGGCCAGTCGCCAGTCTGGAGCGCTTTCAATGTGATTTCCGGGTCGATGGCGAGAAAGGCTTTCGCCGCGCCCTCGTCCAGTATGGCGGCGGCGCTCTGGTATAGCGCCTTCTTCTGCTCAGGAGACAGGCCAGGATATGCCTCCACGGTGTTCTTCAAGCCGGCCTTGTAGAAGTCCACTTGGGAGGGGTCCGCCGCGAGCCCGGCGCCGGCAATGTTCAGGAATTCGTTAAATTCCTGAGTGGACCGCTCGACCGCCCGGCTGAGTTTGGCTCGGTTGACGGTGTCGAAAAATTCCTTCTTCTGGAGCTGCTGGGAAAGGGCAACCGCTTGCCTTCCCTTGGTCGTCTTCGCCAGAGAGTCACGCTCGGCAATGCGCTCTTGGTACTTTTCCTCTACAGCGGCGTAGTCAGAGCCATCCAGGCGGGCCTTCTCCATCTCCTGGGCAAACTCCGCCCGGAGGCGCGCCGCTTCGAGCTGTGCTCGGCGGACTTCGCTGTTCTCCTCGATGGTCTTGAGTTGGTCCGCGACCTTCCCGGCAGTCTCACCGACACCAACCAGAGCGCGTCCCACCCCAGCGCCGAATGCTTCGGGGGAAGCTTGGACGTTAAGCTGCCCGCTGCCAGGAGTCGCGGTAAAAATGTTCGGTAGTTTAGGCACTTACCTATCCTCGTTTCAGCATAACGTTTGTGCTGGACACACCGCTCAGCAGAGCGGACCCCGCGCCTATCGTGCTTGCTTTCCCCGCCGCGGACCCCTCCATGATGGACAGCGTCGCACTGGCATCGAAGCCGCGCGCCTTCAGCTCGCCCTCGTAAAGAATTTCCTGCTTCTGCAGCTCGCCTTGTATGGCCTGGTCCGCCAATATGTCGATGATGGAGCCTTCATTGGCAACCCCTCCGCTGGCTCCCGCGGCAGCGCGAATAGAGCCCATCCGCAACCGGTTGAGCCGGTCCTGCTGGCTGGCGCGTAAGGTTGCCTGCTGGCGAGCAATTTCCGCATTCTGCTCAGCCACCCGGGCATTGTACGTGAGTGCTTTCTTCTGCGCTTGCCCTTGCTGGTACGTACCGTAGACAGCGACTGCTGTTCCGGCCACCTGTAGTATGAGAGGGAGTGCTGCCATCTTATTCTTCCCTTAAGCGCCCACTAAGTCTCTCTGCGTGCTCTTTAGAGCACCTACGCGGACGTAGCCGACATGGTCTTCTCCTGCGGGGCCGTATGCTTTAAGACACGGGGTCTCCACCCCAAAGCCAAGCATCTTCGCCCACCGGTGGCCCAGCTCGAAGTCTTTTATCACCGTCATCTCGATGCGACCGGGCGTCACTTCAAGCGTCCGCTTGATGCGGCTCGTTATCGCGAGCATGTGCTTCCCGGCGGCGGGTGTGAAAAACATCCATGCCTGGTGGCGGCCAGCCCACTGCTCTATCAGTCCCCCGCACGCCACAATTTCCCCGTCGACGAGGTATGAGAAAGAGCCCCCCACTTCCTCGAGCATCTCCGCAGCGGTAAACGCTACGATGTAAGGCGTATCCTTATTGCGCGCCGTTACGTCAGCCGCGTGCCAAGCCTCGAATGGTACGAACTTACCCATCATCAAACACCATGAGCTGGGGCATAATCGCCAGGACGGTGGCCGGGAAGGGCCCCGCGCATCGCCAGTAGATTTGCCCAAGCCTATCGTAATCCCCTTCAAACGACTCGTGCGCCACGCCGGTGAAAAGCGCGGTGGGCGTCCCGTAATCATCCCCCCATTGCCGGACCAGTACCTCGGTCAAGTTGTCGGGGTCAGAGTCCGGGCCGTGCGTCAGCCCGAGCGTATCCATCATCCAGAAAGTGACGTGGTGTATGCGCTTCGTCTTGCCCTGCGCTGTGCCATCCTCGGCGCCGGCTTCGATGGGCAGCGTCTCCCCATCACTATTGAACGTGTAGCCGTACGTTACGATAGACGAGTCCACTTGGAGAGTAATCTTCGCGTCCGTCACCACCACGTCCGGCTGAACCGTGCCATCGGCGTACACGCCCAGCGTTTCGCCTTCCAGGTGGCGGCCAACGACGACCGTCTTGCCGGCCGGGGAGAGCGTCGCAGTCCCGCCGGCATCCAAGTGGAACGCATCCTCTTGCTCGTCGCCCGTTTCCCATAACTTCGTCAGGTACTCGATGTATCGCTCTGCCGTGCCGTTGATGTACCGCTTCATGACGACATATGCTTCGTGGTACGCGCCATTGGGCTCGGGTATGACAGCGACGCTCTCCACCTCCGCTATTCCGCCGGCAGCGTCCCCGTCCCCGCCTATCTCATGTCGCGCCCAGGCCAGCACGTTCTGCTCGCGCTCGTAGGTGAAGGACAGCAATACGCCGTCTGCTCGGGCTCCCCACACGATGGGGAAGGGCTCCGGCTGGTAGGCCATCTCGATGACACTCGGGACCGTAATGTGCTCCGACAGGATTGTCATGTCGGGGGCCTTGAACCCGTCTGCCTCGAACACGTAAGCCAGCTCGCGTAGCTTCCGCCCAGCCGACTGGAGGAACAGGACCGACTTATCGGCCCGCACGGGCTCAACAGCCGCGCTTCCATAGCGCGTGCTTTGCTTCCCTGATACGTTGGCCGGCGTTGTGGCCTCTGACAAGCTGGACGGCTTGACGGGCCACTCTCCCCCGGCCGTGCCAACAAGCAATGCTTTCTCGTCGTCGAACATCCAGCGAATGACGTTAGCGTCGCTCGAGTTGAGAGTGAACGCGACGGCGTGAGAATCTGTCACGAGACCATCCTGGTCGGTCGGACTGAAGGAGCTATAGAGCCCCGACTTGCTAGAGTCGATGCGCTGGGGAGCGATAGCCGCCCCTCCTCCCCACAAGCGGTCCTCGAAGAATGTTCCTGTCACTGGGAAGCCGGTCGTGTCCGACCACAGGCCCAGCCGCCAAGATGTAGTGGCTGTGCCCGCCGCCGCGTCAGGTCCGTAGATGGTGGCAACGACGTGCGTCGTATCCGTTAGCGCCGTAATCTCAAGCCACGTCCAGTCGTCAGCTGAGTCTTTCCAGCGAATGAGCCGGCCAACGTCGGTTGAAAGAAACCCCGCACCAGCGTTTATTCCGGTGACAGCTGAAGCCGTGACGGTAACCGAGCCTGTTGTGCTGCTCAAGGCGAGCGTTGTTGTCGTGACGTTCTCGGCCAAGTAGGGACCATCATCAAGGTCGGTATTGCTTAGGGTCCATGTCGTCGCGGTGTCTCGCACCAATGTTGCTGTCTCGTGGTCGGGGTGGAATAGGTAGAGGGTGTCGGTTGACTGCACGATGCGAATACCAAACAGCTCAGCCTCCGTGTAAGTCGTCGTGATTTCGACAGGCTCGGCGAACTTCCCTCCGCTCGCCCAGGTAGTGTAGTTCGTTGTATCTACGTCAGTTCCATAGATGTCGGTCAGCTCGAACGTATTGGCCGTCTTGTTCGCGACGATGAATTCGGAACCGTTCAGCTCCTCCATGCCGTCGTCGAAACTGTAGGCGTGTACCCGGTCCCCATCAGAATACCCGTGCCCGACAATCGTAACGACGCCGGGGTCTGCCTTCGTCAGCACTGTTGGAATCTGAGACGTTCCGACCAGAATGCCGTGGAGCGTATGAAACCGAATGTACAGGTCGCCAAACTCGAGGATGTAGTTTTGCGTCGTGCTGAAGCTGAACGGCAAGACGCGCGCCGCCTTCGCACCACCGAATTTGCACGAGTGCTGGAACAGCGTGCCTCCCCGCCGGGTCCACGGGCCCTGCGGCAGCACAACCCCGTTGAAGCAGGTGTTGAGCCCGCTGCCATACTTGTCGATATCCTGCCGACCGAGCAAGAGGCGACTCAGCTCGCCGGAGTTGAACGTGTTCTGGATAGCGCTCGCTTTCGGCATGGTCTACAGCCTCGAGTCAAGCCATGTGTCTTGGATGACTTCCTGGGGGCCCTTCTCGATTGCGCCGAGACGGAACGCTATTTTTATCTGGTCCGCCGCACCCTCGCGGAGCTTCTCCTTCTTCGTGTTGCTCTGTGTGATTTCCTCGCAGCACTCAGCCGCAAGCAAAGCGGACAACGCCTCGTCAAACGTAGCGTCGTGCAGGGTGGGGTCGGTTATGTCCGCGATGTAACGAATCTGCAGGGGGGCAGCATCAGCAGTAACGATATACCGCCCCTCGGGGGTCCAGTCGTGGTTGTGGTCCCGAAAATCTATCTCCTTATTACGCAGCAGCCGGAGGTAATCATTCGGGAGAGCAAATCGGTTCAGCTCGCCCCACGTCGTCTGGGTCGACTGGGCCGCGATGCTGTCGCGTTTGATAGCGAACGACCAATCGTACTGGCGGATAAGATTCCGCTTCACTGGCTGATAGGCCACATTCATCGCCTTCGCGTTCTTCTTATCCTGGCCGAGCGACGCAATACGAGACGCGCCCAGCATCTGAAGGGCTCGGTTTGCTATCGCGACATCGGAAGTTGCCATTACATTAACTCCTGAACAATAACGTGCCGGGGTTTACTATGCACCCGACAATGTGCCTACCAAAGGGCGCCGAGGGCTCCACAGCCCCTTTCCACGCCTGCATGGCGTTGCCAGCGGGGCTTACCGCTGCCGGCTCCACCGCACCCTTCGAGAGCTTGACCGTGTTAGCCACTACTGCCCTCCCCCGAACTCACCCGGGAGTGAACCTTCTTTTACGTTGCCTGTGTTGACTGGGCTAAAATCTCCATTTGCGGCATCAGTGAAGGGACTTTCTGTAAGCACCTCATTGTCGCTCAAGCCGAAAATAGTTTTGTCTCCCGGGGCGCGATAGTCTTGCGTATTGTTGTAGGAAACATTTCCGTCGTACCAAGTTAGGCGGCCCTGCGCATGGCTGAAATTGAACCCGACGCCGCCTGCGCCACTGAACCCTTCGGCTATATTATTCGCGCACATAATTCCGTAGCGCGCCCCCGTAATCATAAACCCCTCCGCTGTCCCCCCGTCACACCAGACAGAG